GCTACAATGCCGTGAGGCATCATATGGGGGGCTTGCCTTTCGGCGACTCCCTCGGTCTTATCGACGGAGAGACATCGTGAGCCAACGTAGTTACAGTTCACCCGACGAAAGTCGGACTGGAGTGGTTTATACCAGATCTCAAACTAGACCCGTTCCTTGTGGGTCTTATTATGAGGAGTCTGGCACTTCTTGGGTTAAGCGCAAGCGTGGTTATTACCGCGGTGCGGACACTCCCGGTTACAAGCGTAAGCTTGCTAACAAGGAGTTTCTCCCAGTGAACAGTTACTATCGCCAAGACTACAAGGCCACTAGGCCTTGGGGATCAGCTGTAATTAAACATCTGACACCTTGGTGCGCTTCAAACACCCAAATCAACAGCCACTTAGATGTCCAGCCGGTTCCATCAATGGAACCGAGTGGTGACTTGGCCGCTCTTCCTCTGGACCTCGATATCGGGGAACCAGATTGGAATGAGTTGCTTATAAGCGCCATCGGAGACATTGCTCCGGATTTGGACCTCGGCACTACCCTTGCTGAAGCTCATCAGACCATTGATATGGTCCTCCACGCGCGTAAAAACGCCGTGAAGTTGATTGCTAAAGCTCTTAAGGGTGGTATGCAAACGGCGAAAGCCGCATCCTCTGCTTGGTTACAGTGGAGATACGGCTGGGAGATACTTGGTTATGATATTGAAAACATAGCCAAGGCCCTGAAAGAACCTGTCCGTCCGTCCTTCATAGAAGGTCGTGCTGGCACCTCTTTCACAGGCGCGCCTAGTAAATCGTGGCGTGCTGATTGGGATTACTCCTGGATCGCCCCCGGCAATGCGGCTCTCGTCGCAGTTGACGAAAACATCAATGTTGACGTCAGTTACCGGGCTAATGCGTATGCACGTGAAAAGGTTACTTCTGTCCCCGGCAATTATATGGTAGATATACCTACGACTGCTTGGGAACTGATTCCTTTTTCCTTTGTCGCAGACTGGTTTGTCAACGTTGGCAAGCTCTTATCTGCCTGGTACGTTCTACGTACCTGCGACATCCTCGCCACCTCCATAGGTGCGAAGGGTTCGGTCGAAGTTCAGCGGCATCTCCAATTTATCGGAGTTACGGGGCCTCATATGACCTCTGCCTCTGGAAGTGGCACGTGCGAAGAGTCTCTAAAATGGAAAATTAGAGACCATGGGTGGATTCCTTCCCTAGTTCCGTCTATTACCGTTAGGCTCAATTCGGTTCGGATAGCAGATGCTGCCGCCCTACTGGCTCAACGTATCCATTAATCCTTCATGGAGTTACAGACATGGCAAACTTTGCCACTGTTATTTCCGAGTTCTCCGACAAAGAGAATCATCGGACGTATGCCATCTCGGGACACACGGTTAAAGACCCCCGTCTCGTGATTCAAAAGCGTAAAGTCCCGGCAACTGTCGGAGCCTCCGCTGAGAGTCATTTGATGGTTATCTTTGGTACCGAGGACGCTGACGGTAACCCGTTGGCGTCTAAGGTTGTCTTCGATGCAGGAGTTCGATATCCTTCTGATGGCCAAACCGCCGATGTCACAGCAGCCCTGGCTGTCTTCCGTGACTTTATCGCTTCCGATCAGTTCACTACTTTAGTGAATTCCCAAAGTTACGTGCAATAGGCTTATTTGAGCCGACAGCACGCTTTCTAAACTTTGTCTGATCTTGGCCTCGAACTTAGGATGTTTCGAAATGAAAATCCCTCAGAGCCTGTCTCAAGTGAGACTGAATCCCTTTAAGGTTGCTCTGTCCCTGCTCGATAGCTTGCACCTATCCCAACCGGCTGCGATCCGATCTCGGATCGCTGGGATGTTGCGCGCTCGCGACGTAAAGTCGCTCGCGTCTCTTGGTGATATTCAGGATCGTGAGTATCAAGACCCTGAGGCATGGGACGCACTTCAACTTCGAAGTGTATCTGCGCTGTTTAAGAAAAACAGTGAGTTCTCTGACACCGATCGTTGCTCCGAGGCAGCCCGTAAAGGGTTTGATTTGGGGGAACGCCGTTGCCGGATCACCAATCGCCGTCTAGACTGGTTCTTCTTACACAGAGATCGCTTAGATCCTGTGCTCAGAGGCTGGCTAGATAGCATGGAGCAATCCATCGCTTCATTGCTTGGTGACGTGTCCGAGTGGGAAGTCTCTTTGACTTCTCGCATTCGTCTCACCAATGGTGCAACTGAGGACCGTTCGCGGTCCCGATCTCTTCCGTTTCTCAAAATTTCGAGAAATTTACGAGGTCCGGCCGCTTGCGTTCGCTACTTAGGGAATCTACTCCTAGAATTTGGAGTTGATGTCTCCACCTGCAAATTTACGAGGGTAGAGCGTAATGTTCTTGTCCTCGTACCGAAGAATTGGAAGACCTTTCGCACGATTGCGAAGGAACCGACCCATTCTCTCCCTTTCCAGCTATCCTTAGATTCGTTTCTCAAGGAAAAACTGAAGAGGTGGAGGGTCAACTTGTCTTCTCAATACGACAACCAGGAGAAGGCGCGCATTGGTTCCATCGACGGAACTTTTGCTACGCTCGATCTTGAGATGGCATCGGACACTCTCAGCTATAATGCTGTAGGGTGGTTGTTGCCTGATGAATGGTTTAAGGTTTTTAACTCATTCCGTTCATCGTCGTACAGCGCTCCCTGGGGTTCTGGCAAGTATGCCAAGTATGCATCCATGGGTAATGGATACACCTTTTCCCTTGAAACGCTGATCTTCGCGGCTGCGTGCCGTGCTGTCGGTTCACGACAGTACTCAGTGTATGGTGACGATATTGCTATCGAAACACACTACGCTCAGTCTCTCACGCAGTTATTGAACTTTCTCGGCTTTAGGGTCAACAGTGAGAAATCATTTGTCAACCCTGATTCGCGTTTCCGCGAATCTTGTGGCTGTGACTACTATAAGGGTAGCTTAGTAACTCCCTTTTATCTGAGAGAGTGTCCAAAAGACACAGACTTCCCAGGGTGGTCACATACCATAAACGGCCTTGTCGCCTCTATTCCGGGACCCTCCCCTCTATGGGATTGGGCTGCCGGTGAAGTGGTACGACTACGTCTCCGCTTAGTTCCTTGGAACGAAGACTCGCGTTCTGGCGTTTATATAACACCAGGTTACGCGTGGAGACAGAGAAAGCTCTTCGTTATTGGGCACCAAGTCTCTGTACTCGAAGGACCAAGTTTTGGTTTCCCCGGGTTCAAGGGCTATGGGCCAACGCAGGTGCGCCGTATTACGGCAGGGAGACGGTCTTATTTCTTGTGGTTCCTCGAGAGGAGCCATACCGCCATAAGATCCCCTATTCACGTATCGAAGAGTAATGCTGGTTTTTACTTCCAGCTTAATTCCTCTCAATACGGAAGTCACTCCGATGCTGCGCTTGCAACGTCGAGTGTGATAGTAGCGAGCCGATACGTCCATAAGACGCGTCGGTATGTCCCGAC